GACGTCACTTGGGCTGAATAACGTAATGTCTTTGCCTTCTACTAATCGTTGATACATTGTGCGATTTAATTGAATGCAATAATCTAAATTACGCACCCTGTTTTCGTTGATTCCTTTGTTATTTTTAAGCACTAATAAATCTTCGATCTCATAATGCCATATAGGTAGGTTTACTGTTGCTGACCCTTTCCTTAGACCGCCCTGTGAACAGGAATTAACAGCACTCTCGAAATGCTTCAAGAATGGGATCACTCCTGTATGATACGCATCGCCGCCTCTAATAGGGCTACCTAACGCTCTAATGCGACCTGCGTTAATGCCGATGCCGGCACGCTGACTAACATATTTTACTATACTACTTGAAGTAGCATTAATACTATCTAAGCTATCGTCGCAATCAATTAATACACACGAACTGAACTGACGTTGTGTAGTGCGCACACCGGCCATTACTGGTGTTGGCAAACTGAATAAATGTGTGCTGATTGCATCGTAGTATTTCTTTGCCCACTGTAATCGTACTTCTTTTGGGTATTGCGAAAATAATGTTACTGCTATTAATGCGTAGGCTATCTGTGGTGTTTCGTATATTACTTTAGTGACGCGATTTTGTACTAGATACTTTCCGCGCATTTGCTCCATTGCTACATACGTTAAATTCTCATCACGTTCGTGTTTGATGAAATTATTTATTGTATCCCACTCTTCTGCTGTGTACGTTGATAATAATTCACTGTCGTAGAATCCACGTTCGGTATTTTTTTGTACTAAATCTTTAATATGCCATGGAGTAAATGATCCGTATACTTGCTTGCGAAGGTGGTATGTTATTAATCTTCCTGCTACTGTTTGATAATTTGGGGTTTCTTCTGTGATTAGATCTGCAGCAGTTTTAATTAATGTTTCTTGGATGTCACTTGTTTTGATTTTATTGTAGAATTGGATGTGACTGCGAAGTTCAATAAGCGAGGCCGAAACGCCAGTTATGTCTTCTACTGACCATTTTACTACTTCATGAAATTTATCAATGTCTAGTGGCTCTACATTACCGCTGCGTTTTGTTACGTGAATTTCTGGCATTATCTCCCTCGTCTAATATGTTTTGTATATAATAGTTATCTGTTTTTTAGTCTGCTTAGATATAAATTATAGCATATTAACGGGGGTTTAGCAATGATTATTACATTCTTACTACTGAATATGTTATCGAAATATCGCCTGTTCCGGCTGTTGTGTCTACTGTTATATCTGTGCCATTTGTTCCGTTTAATACAGCTAACAGTTCTACTTGTAAATCTGTAGACGCATTAAATGAATCTGAGAATTCAACTGTTACACCGTTGTTAGTAGATTCTAATGTGCCAGTACGTTGCTCTGTGCCTCGTGATATTGTATAATCTACTTTAAACGTGTTATTTTGATCTATTGTAAATAAGGTATCTACTGCGTTGTCAAGTACTTGCGTTGCTTTACCGACATACCTTTTATACTGACCTAATAGCATTGCTGATGTTGAATCAAATGCTATACAATCTTCACCATTGATTTCGATACGCGGGAATATTTTATTATCTGTGTCGTTTCTTGTAAATAAATCACCAATGCTAACGTTGTTAGCTGCTTCGAAATTAATCACAGGGGTTATTGGTGCTGTACCCGGTGCTGATAGCGTTGTGCCATTTGCAACATCTGTGAATACGTTAAATGATGATGACACCAATGATGAACTAGTGTCTGCTACTATCGCTTCGCTGTTGATCTCATTAAATATACTACGCGATATATTTGTTGCTGTTGAATTTGTTATGAATGCTGCTTTAAAGTGCTTGCTACATCCTGTATTTTCTATCTTAATGTTATATGCGTTAGTTATTAGTACCCCGAAGGTTGTGGAGCTTGTTGCGCATTCACTTAACGTAACGTTGCTCGCATTAATTTTAATTGCTGTTGTAGAAACAGTATTATCGGATAATGACGGCAATGCGTAGTTATTACTTAATAGATTCTCAATACGTTCTGCTCTTACTCTGTATAATAATGCTGATTCTGTGATTTCTATTAGATTATTGTTAACTCGAGATTGTACTGCTAAGTTTGCTAGCTCGCAATTAGCACCAGTCATTAAGATAGCAGGTGTCGCATTATTTAATATAGTGTCTGACCCGGATGGTGGATCATACATAATTATTGTACTGGATATTCCATCACCGTGCGAGATAGAATGCGATGGCATGTTCAATGATCCTGAGATTCTATACATTCCTGCTGGAAAGTGTAATACTCTACGTTGTGGCAATGTGTCTACATTACTAGCGCCTGTGAATAATTCAAAGTACGCTCTATTTATTGCATCAGTATCGTCTGTTAATCCGTTGCCTGTTGCGCCGAAATCTCTTACTGATATTTGCTCATCTAATTTGTTCTGTATCGTGCGTTCAACTGACTCACTTGGGTTGGCACCGGTGTTTACTATATAACCGCCTTCGGCACCTTGATATATATAGGTACTAGCAGCACTGGATAATAAATCACTAAATTCTGTTAATATTTCTGTATTTCCGATAACTGGTGCGCCATCTTCTAATAATCCGTTACCAATGAATAATCGTTGCTCGTCTATTGCCCAGCCAAGCTCTGCGCCTGTTAGTTGTGGGAGATTTTCTTGTAATCCTTTGCGATGCGAGATTCTCGAGATTTGTAAAATTGCCATTAGTGTTTTCCTTTATATCTTAATAATAGTTGTTACACTATTTATACGTTTTGCTAATCGCAATCGGGTTCGTCGTCGTACTGCAGTAACTGCAGTACTTGTTTTTCATCTTCTTTTGGTGGTGATACACCTCTAGTTCCGCCGCCAACTACACCAGCATTTGGCATACCGCTGATGAGTATTTCTAGCACTGGGAACGCCGATAATGGCATACTGATTAATAATAATGTTAATATAAGTGTTTTCATAATACTATTTATCTTTCATAAAACTGCTCAACACGTTCCCACCATATACGGCGTTTGGCGTCGTATTCATCTAATTCTATTACAAACTCTTGATAAGCGTAATCCTTAGAACACATCATTATGACACCTTTGCGAATGTTTGTGCCGTATAATGCGTTATGTGCTTCACCGTATGCGCACGATTGCAAAAGATATTCTTGCACGCGCTCTAGTGTCTTTAGCTTGTTTGTTTGTTTAAAATCAATTATCGCCTCATCGCCACGGTGAATCCCAACGAGATCTGTGGTTCCGGCATAGATATTAGGGTGACATACAGGAACTTCTACTCCCCATACTTCATCAACATTGCACATACCTTCATCAATGATAATTTGTGCCATTTTGTTTGCTTGCTTGCTATAGGGATTGGTACCTGGTTCCTTTAAGAAACCATCTAATACATAGTCTTCCAAATACTTATGCATTCTTGTTCCCCTGCTCGAAGCTTCGTAGCAGATTTCGTTGGCTTTTTTCTCACCTACTGCTTTCTTCCAGGCGTCTAACGCATCTCTGTCTGCTTGCGGTTTAGTGCGATCTAGAACTGTTGTAACAGAGGCCATTGGCCCGTAATCTTCACCTAGCATGGTGTAGTGGCGTTTGCCGTTGATGTTTTGTCGTTTTAGTTGTTTATATTGAAATTTATCTATTAGCATTTACATATTATAACAAATGCTGCGGGGGTTGTCAACCTAGTGAATCAGACGTATACTGAAATTAACTGTTTTATCTCTGATGCTGCAACTGAACCGTTCATTGACTCGCTGCTGCCGTAACTGTCAAGGTACTCCGCAAGTTGTATTAACTCTTTAATTAATAAAGAGAACTTGTCTGCTTCGCGCGATTCTAATAAACCTGCGTTCTTTTTAATTTGCTCTAAAACATTCATAATTTTTATCCTAGTGAATCATCATCTTTAAAATCGTTATCGTAATTGGGGTTAGTGTCATAAACACCTTTCTTAGCCGAGCGTTTTGACATCTGTGCTACTACGTCATTAGCTTTATCTACTGACATTGTTTCTGGGTCAATATCTTTTTGTCCTCTGAAGTGGATTTCAGCGTCTGACACATCTGAGATAACTGATGCTAGTTTGCCTGATTGTGCTAAATCCATTAAAGTTTCTTGCGATAATGATAAACCCATCTTATTAGCTATATTCACAAATGCTTGCGTACTAAGCTTAGATGGGGAATCCTCGTCCTCTGTGCGATCAGCTATCAACTGCCCAATGGCCGCGATTTGCTCATCGTGCGCATCTTCCTCTCGGAGGTTTATCATTTCGCTAATCTTCATTATCTGCGAGATCTGCCTAGGTCAATTTCTTCTTCTGCGTCAGCTTCATCGCCGAAATCTAGATCAAAATCATCACCTAAATCATCTTCTGGTGCCATGTCATTATCTATACCTAAATCGTCATCCATGTCCATATCGTCCATGCCAGTATCCATATCGTCCATACCACCTAGATCCAAATCGCCTGTTACTGATTCGCCAGTTAAACCTGCTACTGCGTTGTCAATCTCACCTTTAGCTTGCTCTAGTGATCCTGTTAATCCGTCTAGTGATCCTAATACTGATTGATTAAATAGATTGGCCGACTCAACACCTTGTGAACCGCGAATGCTATCTGTTAATGCTGGTAATTCTTTGTAGCGTATATCAGCAAACTTAGCAATCATATCTTGAATTTGATCTGCGATATCTTGTGCTGCGATTGTTGTTTGTGCTGTGGAGATTTCACTCTCATTTAATGCTTTAGCTGCTTTTTTACTTTCTACGATTTTCATCATAAATGATTTAGCTGCTACTGTACTTTCAAGTACTGTGCGCATTGATGGTGATACGTTTAACTGCGTAATTTGTGATTCGCTTAAAGAACCACCCTTAGCAACATGCTTTAAAGCTTTGATGTAATTATTTTTCATTTCGTTTATTTTTACCTGTTGGTTGTTGGCATTCTCTTTTAAATCTACTAAGTGAATTGTAACGGCTTCTTTTACCATTTGCAATCTTATATAAGTAGGATTATTCTCGTAATTGCGAGATTTTTGAATAGTTTTAAATTCAGTGATCATATCATTTGTTTTACTAAGTAATCGCTTACTTGATACCTCTGACAAATTACTTACTGATATCTCATTTTTAAATTGATTTTTGTACTGCTTTTCAATTACAGCAACGGATACCGGCTGCGATAAGTCTGTTAAATTCATAATAAAGATCCTTTAATTTTGTATGTATTTATACGGTTTAGCAATTTTATAAGAATATGTGTTAATGTCTGCTTTAAGTACACGGCAATCTTGTATGTACTCTGATATTCTTGATAATGTTATATCTCTGCGGTCTGCTTCGAGGTTGGCATTTTGTAACAGTACTGAACTAATTTCGACATCGTTTTGCTTGCGGCTTAATCTCTTATCTAATGCTAACATAACGTTGGCCTCGTCGATTCTGTTATTTAATAATGCTAAACACCAGCTTATTGATGTTGCTGATAATATAAATGTTTCGAGAACGGTATCATCAGTATTAGTTACTATCCATTCGTTATTTGTTTTAGTTATAACAAATTTATTGTGAACGATGAATTTTCCTTTTACCTTGCGAATTATATCTTTATTTAATAACTCATTACTAGATAATACGTTAATTGCTGCTGCTATTGTATCAAATGACTCTTTATATTTCATATCTAAACACCATGTTTGTATGATTTTCTGTTACTAACTCAATACCCTTAGAATCCTCAGTTAACCCAGTTATTAATATAACATTAACACAATCTTGTTTAAGTAATCCAATTGGATCATTATCTAATAGAAATACGTCAGAGGATTCTATTTGAAAACTAAACGACCATACTTTACGTTTTGCTAACGCATACCCAAATCGCTTAGCTGATTCTATTTGATTAGTTGGAGCACTTATATTAACTGGCTGTGCTCTTAATGATATTACTTGTAACATTGTTTCCCAATTTGATTGTTGCTGGCGGGCTGTAATCCATTCAGATTTAGTATTATATGTGCTATGACTAGTTTTATACGGTAGCAATCGCTTTTCGTATTTACGCAACACATTTGTTTTAGTTATGTCAAATAAAGTACTAATATGTATGGTTTGCATAATATGTATTTAGCAGCCATTAAAAAGCCCCGTATTAAACAGGGCTTTTTATTGCTTTAATTTAAATGTTTAAATTAAAAGCCAACTACTGTAGTAGTTGCTGTTCCGGCAATAGTAGCTACGTCAGCACCAGAGATAACGATTGATACTGTAGCATTACCTGCTACCCAAGCACCAATCACTTCGATTGTTGATGTAAGCTGTACTTCTTGCATTGCTGTGTCCATGTCTGCTTGTGTAGTACCTGCTAATGTGATTACTTTAAAAAATAATTCACGTACACCTACTAAATCTTCAGTGTGAAATGTTCCATTTGCCTTGATAACGCCTGCCATGTGATATGACTCCTATTAAATAAATCGTTAAACGAAGCACTATTGCTTGTATGTTTAACTTGTTACTTTTATTTATGACAAGTAAATAATTTTTAAGACTGATAATAGCACGATAAATAGATATAACATAGTTTTAACACCCTCCTTAACGGTTTTCTATGTTAGAAGCCCATTGAAATCCCTCCAGGTCAATGGGCTTCGTTTTGACTAGTGCGCTGCGCGATTTGCTGCGCTGAATGTGCTACGTGGTACTAACTTAACTAAACCATCTTTGTGATTTAATACATAACCTTCCCCACCGCTTTTACCGTTAATGCTTTGCTTAACATCTGTTGCTTGATTGTCAAACTGTGACACTAAATAATCTTTTAATTTCATAATTCCGCGTATTGTTGTAAATAACGCACTTATTGTCTTAGCATGTTCTTGTACATACGCTGTAACATTCGCACGCTTACGATCTGTTAACTTCTTTGTGGATAACCATTCTGTGAAATCACTGCCTAGGTCTTCTAATCCTGTATCTACTTTAGCATTAATATAACTGTAGAATAGATTTGGTAGGTCGCTCATTCCCTTTAAATTAGCCGGATTGAATAATTGTGCGAACTGTGTATTGTGTTTTTTTGCATACGCATCTAGCTTATCTATTGGCTTAGTGTCTATTTTAGCAGCATGCTGAACAAATACAGGAGGAATAACAAATACATTATTTCCCTGTATTTGACTAATAGCTTGCTCGGTGCTATTATACTGATTGCCAATATATTCGTGTACTACTACACCAGTAGTGCTTTGCCCTACACGCTGTCCTATTTTTGACTTAGGGTTAATGTCATATTGTACTATATTTGGCTTAATAGTATAGGTGCCGTTAGTGATAGGTGGGGTTGTGAAATATAATAAATCACCTTTCATTATTCCGCGGAAATTAGCTGGTGTTGCTTTTTCATATTCGTTAAATACCGACATCATATTGCCAATAAACTGCTTGCGGGCATCATCCATTGGTGGCTTCCGATTAGTGAACATTTGTCCTAGTGCTTTTGCTGATGTTGCTTTGCCATTGTATCCTTTAGCACTAAAACCTGATTTGTCAGTGAATATGAATTGACCAGTTTCATCTCTGCCGAATGCAACCGCGGGACTGCCATCAAATTTCAAAGTTGTGTCATTATGCGCACTACCGTTGGCAAATTGACGCAATATTTCTATGGACTTTAATAATCCCTTAGGTCCTTCGAACATTACTAAATCTTCGATGTGATTAATGCGAGCACTTGCTTCTACTAATGTTGCTTTATCTTCAACTAGCGGAATCATATCTTGGTCCACAATACGATCACGTAGCTTAGCTAGAAAATACACATCGGAATCATTTTCGTTAACTTGGTTTTCATTTGGTGTAGGTAATGTTACGTTGTAATGTTGTTGTAATGTGTTAAACCCATCGGCTATTAATGCTTCTATTTTCTTTGGATGATCTTTATATGTGCTATAGACATAGTCTAATATATCATCTATATGCAAATCATTTACATTACCTACATAGCCTGGTAATAATGTTTGTACTATCTTATCTGGATCTTTTGATATTGTTTTATTTGTTGCGCGGTCTACTAGTCCATTTAAGTACGACCATTTCATTCCCATTGCTGTTGCTATGCTAGACATTAATATATGCCTATGCACGCCTTTATACGGTGATGGTTCCCCACGCATTGAC